AGCGCAGCAAAGTCAGCGGACATGATGAGTTTAAACACCGCCTCTGGCGGTGCGCCAGCCAACCAAGCAGTCAAAGCAAACCAGACATGGGCAAAGCTCCACAGGAACAGAATCCAGTAGGTTGCCACTGGGCGCACGGATGCGGACAGACTTGCGGCCCAGCCGCCTGCTGCCTTGACCATCTCGGTCTGCTGCTCAATGGCGCTGTTAAAGGCGTCCATAACGCCGGTGTCCACAGTTGCCTCGCGCTGCGCGCCGATCTCAGCCATTTTCTGATTACCGCGCAGGGTTTCCAGTTGGCATTGCTGCTCAAACATCTTTAACTCATGGGCACGCTCGTTCTTCTTGTCCATCCATTTGAGGATTTCGGGTGCCAAACGAAACACGCCCCCAAGCAGGGAGCCAAAGATACCGCCACCTAATAGTTCTAACATATCAGTCCTTTTTGCAGGGAGAAGCAGCGTCCTCGTCATGGGAAAGTTTTACACCAGCCAGCAAGCCGATAAAGCCGCCGACAATGGTTTGGAATGCGGGGCTAATTAGTTTAAAGATTTCTGCGTTGTCTACAAGCGGGTCAAACAAGCCCGCCATCAGCACAGCTACCATGCCAATGATAACTACGCACAGGGTAAAGCTGACCATAAGGGTCACGAGAAACGTAAGTTTTGTCTTAATAGTATTGCTCACATCAACCCCTCTTAATCAAGAATTCCCACGCCAAACTACCTATCGGCACAATCATCGCAATGGCGGCAATAAAAAGCAAGAAGTTCATAAAGGCATTACCCGCCGCTTCCCTGTCCTTTTGTTTTTGCTCTGCCATTACCCTTTCCATATCAGAGCGCTCTTTGTGCATTCGCACTCGCTCTGCCATCATCTCTTCCCAGACTGGCGCATTGCCGGTCATAAACAATAAGTCCTTTATGTATCGCTCGTCATCTCGTAGTGCCTTAGACGCTAACGCTATCTTCAAGGCTTCTGCGTTTATCTGGGCATTGCTCTTTTGGATACTCGCTACCCGCGCCTTGGTGGATGCGGCGTGAACTTGATCTGCCGCCGCGTAAAAGCTGCTGAACTGACCATACAAAGACTTTACATCCTTGCCTAGCGCAATTGCTTTCTTGATCTGATCCACTACGGTCTGAGCCGTAGCTATCGCCACCGTAATAGAAATCGGATCGAGCATTCACTTGTCCACCTTCTCCCATTTCAAGCAATAGACCTTACGTTCAAATACGTCGCCCGTCCAATACCACCTCACGCAAACAAACTTTGCTGGTACGGTAATCAATACAACAGCAATAACCCATTTCAACTTTTACCCAGCCAGTGGCTTATGTATCCGATAATGCTACCAAAGGCAGACACAGCAACCATACCCATCCAGAATCCGCCCTTGGATTGATTTGCCATTTCCACTAGCTTATCAATTGACGTTTCCATCTTGTCAATCTTGGCGCTCATCTCATCAAACCGGCGCTCGTAGTCCTGCACCTTCTGCCAGAGGACGCCGTAGCGCACGGGATCAATTTCGGGTGCGTTCATGGCTTACTCGTAAAGGATGTTGATTGAGCCAAGGTCAAAGGTGTCTGTGCCGTTGGCTGTAGTAACGCGGACGCGATCAAGAGTGCCACCGAGAGCAATTGAACCCGCGCCTACATATCCAACACTAGAAGAATTTGAATTTACCAAGGTAGAACTTGCCACCCAAGTATTACTACCAAAACTATTAATTATTGCAACTCCGTCATAGTAATTTGCCGCAACCATAAGATTTGAAATAATAAATCCACTAGCAGAGTTATTTCCTGACACTGAGTTTGCAACAGTACCAATAATACTAGAAGATGAATATCCTGTAGTTGTTACTGGACTTTGATAACCAATTTGAACTAAGATTGCTGAAGTACCGCTAGTTGAAATACTTTTAAACATCACCGTAATCCGCTTCACCCAAGTTGGTATGCTGGTGAAGTCAATGCTTGTACCGCTGGTAGATGCAACAGCAGTACCCGAAGTGATTACGCTGCTGCCCAGTGCGCCTAGCGTTGTGATGCCGGTAACAGACAAGGCTCCGGTGTTTGTAATTCCAGTTGTGCCGTTGAGCGTGATGGTCATGATTTATTCCTCTGCGGGTAGTGGTGTGTTGCCAGCCTCAACCCATTCTTTAAACTCTGGGTGGTCTTCTGCACAAGTTAGATAGCACTTGCCATCATCCTCAATACGGGCATAGATTGCTAGGCCATCTATATTTATCAAAAGAATTTTGTAAATCATAATTCGGCACTCCATCCAAGGTAAGCAGATGAGATATTGAGTTGACTAGATAATGCGCTGCCTTGTCCAGCAGTAAGAACCGCAGATGTTGTAATTAATACCGCCGCCATATCCGAATTTGTATAATTGACAAAAGATGGAACACTTGTAGCAACTATAAAAGTACCTGCATACAACACGCCATAATGACCCGCTGTATTCGATTGCTCAAGTGCTGTCGGCCTAATTCTCATAGTTACGGGGAAACGAATGCTGTGATTTCCAGTTGTTGTGCTTTCATTCCAGCCTGTGCCAAAAATGCTATAACTAGTCCCAGATGCTGTAGTTCGGTAATAATACCGCTGGCACAGCATTAATTCCGTACCATAAGGCCGGTAGTCAAAGCTGGTGGCAACAGTAGTTGATGGTTCAAACTGAGCATTACCAATCACCCAAGTGCCGCTGGTCTGTGCGCCTACCGTAAACAGGATTTCAATGCCTGTGGTTGCAGCAGCCGGTACAACAATCTGGGTGGTGTAGTTGGCAAGCGTACCTGTCACCGTAAACGTGCCGGTGGAGATAGTGGTCTTAGCCGACCAAGTATTCGCGCTGGTGGCGTAAGAGGCCGTCCATGTCACCGTAGTGAGCAGCGAGTTAGACATATTGACCGACAACGTACAGGTAGAGCCTGCCAAGTCGTAGCAGTTAAGTTGCTCAATGCGCTGGCCCACACCGACTGCCGTAACAGACGCAGCGCCTGATACTTGTAGGTTGTTCTTGATAGCGCCAGTGCCAGCAATTTGAGCTACCGACACCGTAGCGCCGGTAGCGTAGGCGTACCAGCGGTCTATGGATGGGTAAGTGGGGGTGGTAGTAGGAACCGCAGAGCCAGACGTACCCGTAGTACCACGCTGGGCTACTTGCATGGCCCCGTTAATAAATCTGTTCTTAAACCCAAAGGTGCTGGCAGAGTCAAACTGCGTGGCTAGGGTTATGCCCGTTGTGCCTGAGATTGCTAAAGTCATTATGCTGCCCTCACCATTGCTGCTGTAAAGTACGAAACAGTGCTACCGCTGTTTATGGCTGGAGTTGTTCCAACTAAAAAGCCAAATATTGAAATATAATCTGTTGACCCATTTAAATACACTAACACTGATAGTTCCGAACTAACTGTAGTACCACCATTTACTTTAAAAATAGAATTATTTTTGTATATGGCGCAATTATTTCCTGTAACTGTTGTATTTGGATAAACTGCGGCGCTTACTTGGTAGTACCCCGCTACGTTTGGAAGAAAAGAGTACGCCGGAATGCCGCCTACAGTAGAACCTGTGTTGTTGTAACAAGACGCTGTGTCAAAATCTTCTGTGTTAAATTGAACTTGCGTGTATGTACTTGTTGTTACAGATTGATTGGCGCTCATAGTGGCGCTAAACGCTGGCCCAGTACCCGCAAAGGTAGAGCCGGTAGACAGCAGTGTGCCGGTGTTATCAGGCAGCGTCAGCGTCCTGTTGGTGTTCGTGCTGGGTGCGGCGATGGTCAGCGTACCCGTGCCGCCAGCGTTGCCTTGGAGTGATATTGCGCTCATGGTTTATCCTTTAGATGACAGTCCACACTGAACCATCTGGGATGGTTACAGTGATACCGCCGTTGATCGTTACAGGCCCAAACGTACCAGCATTGTAGTTAGTGCTAATAGTGTAGTCGGTTGTCACAGTCTGGCCGTTTTGAATGAACACCTGGTCAGCCCCACCGCCGGTAGCACCGCCGCCTAGCTGGCCCCAATCGGTGCTGTAGCCTTCGTACTTGCCGGTGGTGCTGTTGTAGCGGATCATGCCCGACTGCGGCGTGGCAGGGCGCTCACCCGTGGTGCCCACGTTGATTACCGCAGCGCCTGTGCTGGCAAAGGTCACCTGGCCAGTGGCCGTCAAGGTGGTGAACGTAGCGGCGTTAGGGATGCTGCTACCGATAGCTGGCGGCGCGGCAAAGGAATTGGTTGTCAGCGGGACGCTTACATTGTCCACCGTGTACAGCGACACGTCCGCTGATGTCTTGAGGATGTACTTGTAAGTGGTGGTTTCTGGAATCCAAACATTAGCTTGGCCGGTGGAGTCCAGAATTACCGGATTGGTGTTTTGCGTAGCTGCGGTGAAGTCCGTGTAAGTCGCCAATGGCGTGGTGGTGCCTGCTGCGTAGGTGTACAGCTTGCCACCCACCAGCGGCAAGCCGTCCGAGCCGAAGAATTGCAGCTTTGGTGGAGGTGATAAAGATGCCATTGGGTTACCTTTAAGTTATTGACCGCTCAAGAAGTTGAACTGGGCATTGCCTGTGTCTTGGGGCGCAAGTGAGTTTAAATTGTTTACTGCACTACGAGCGGCAAACACAGGTACATTGGCGGTTGCGCCTTCAATAATTTCTGGGGTTTTTCCAAGCCGCATCCGGCTGGCAAGCGCGTTTACTTGTTGCATACGCCGAGCCGTAGAAAGTTCTTTTGCCGCCATGCCCGCCCCCGCCGTATACGCGCCATAAGGGTTAACTGCGGTGAAGATGGCCGCTGCGGGAGTCATAGGTGAAAATTTACCTATTGTGCGCAGCATTGATTGCAAATTTCCACCTTTAGCTGCTTCACGAATTGCGTCTTGTTCTTCCGCAGTAAAAAACCGCATTTTCTTATCGTTTTTTGCTAACGCGGACAACCCTTGCGCAATTGATGGTTCTTTGCCGCCTTGAGACACTTCAGCGCGGGCAACAATGTCTTCAATCAATTCTGACTTTTTAACTTTAGCGTAGTCGGCGCGGGCGGCTTTCCATGCGTCAAGGGCAGCCTTGTCGCCGCTAACAATTGCGCTTGGCGGCGCATTTAAAATGTATTTGTCGTAATCATCAAGAAGAATACTGCCCATTCTGCGTTCAGCCGAATCCGCGCTGCCCGCAGCATTTCCAATAATTTTGCGAAGCGCTGTTATTTCGGCAACATTTTTTGGCCTGTCAGCTTGTAATCGCGCAAGCGCAGCGTCTACTTTTGGATATACCCCAGACACATAGCCTTCCGTGGCTTCCAAATGAACAGGCAACAAACTCATTCGTTGATTAAATTCGTTTTTGTCAAATTGAAGGCTAGATTTATCTAAAATATCATAGTTGGCTTTAGATTGCTTTAATAATTCTTCTTCCGTTGGCACCGCGCCGCGTTTAGTGGGCCGCAACCCAGTGGCTGCCCCCGTGGCTACGCCAGCCGCAAGCCCTGCTAATGGGTTTCCGGTTGCTTCGGTCACAGTCTGTCCGGTTGCGGCGGCGATAGGCGCTGCAACTAACTGGCCTATTGGACGACGAGCGGCTTCTTGGCCTATTGCTAAAGTACCTTGGGCAACGGGCGACTGTAAACCTGGGGCGGCTCTCGCGGCGTCAACAATTGCACGGCCTCCACCAACAGCGCCAGCAGTGCTACCTAACGCGCCTGCGCTGCTTTGAACAACTCGTTCAACCGGCGTTTCTGCGCGGGGGCCAGGAAGCATATTAGAAATAACTTGTGACGGGCTACGAAGGTTGCCGCCAGCTAATTTGTTGTAGCCTTGAACTAGCAAGTCGCTGGTAGGAGCCGCTAGGCCGCCTGCTAACGCACCTACGCCAGCGCCGACAGGGCCACCAAGCAAAAAGCCCGCACCCGCACCCGCCGCAACAGGCGCAAGCGCCTCGCTGGCCCCACGAATTCCTACGCCGACTTTGCGTACGGCTTCCTCACCCATTGACAGCGCGGGCGCAAGGTATTGGAGGATTTCAGCAGGCGCATAACCTTCGTCTAACGCTTGCTTAACTTTATTGCTTGGGTTTCCTGTTTCAATTAAGTACCCTGCAATTTCCTCGTCGGAATAACCTGCGCGGCGGGCGGTATTAACTTGATCGCGGAATTGGTCAGCCATGATTAACGCTTTCCACCAAAAATTTGGTCTAGCCTTTTAGTCCTATCGGGGGCTACTTCTTTTACGTTAGGCCCAGCAGCGTATGCTTTAAGTTCTGGGCGTTCAAACAACGATTTGCTACCTGGGCCAGTGCTCCAAGCATTTTCAGCGCCATTAAACGTCTGATTTTTGTCGCGCCAGTTAGCATAAAAATCACGTTGTTCAACGTCGCGTTGAAGTTGAGCCTTGGCGATTTTAAGTACAAACTCATTGGCAGCTTTAGTGTTGCCAAGCTGAGCGCCAGTTTGCGTAATGCGCTGGGCGTCTGCTTCTGTTTGCGGGCCTTTTTGCTCCAATTGTTTTTGTAACACCGCAGCGCTGGCGTTAGCAAGAAACGCTTGCGAATCTGTAGCGTATTTTTCTGCGTCTTTAACACCTAACGCGCCCAGCACTTTAGCCGCTGCTGCTTTAGATTCTGTAAAAGAACCCGTATCAAATCCTTTGTTTAGGATAGCGAGATTGCTTTCAATTGCTGGTATTGATTTTAAAGCTAAACTTGCGGATGCTTTTACCGCTTTGTAATCTTCAACTAAAAATTTGCCGTATTCCTTACCTTCTTCTTTTTCTTGCACGTTAGAAACATTAACTACATTTGCAGGCGCAAAATTAGTTTCTTTTCTAATCATGGCTGCGTATTCTGTTCGTTTTGGGTCACCTGGGGGCAATGCAGCCATCTCCCTTTGTAATTTAGCTAAAGGCGACTCCGCAATAGGCGCAGGTGTTTTTTCCGGCGCTTGGCTAAACCCGCCTGTAGCCTGGTTATATACAGAACCACCCGCCGCAACATTAAGCGGCGTTAACAATCGGTTGCGTTCGGCAATCAAATCAGTACGTTCTTGTATGGCTTCTGGAACTTTAGGAAATTGACGTAAAACCGCAAGACGTTTATCAATTTGCTCTAATCTATTTGGCTGCATAGCATTGACCGACGGAGGCGCAAGCGCGTTGCCAGTTAACACTGGTGTGCCAGCATCACCAGATGCAGCCGGTGCAAGAGGAACGGGCGCGGCCGCTCCAGAAGGCATAGGTGCAGCGCCAGGTGCGGGTGTGGCGGGGACGCCAAAAGAATTAGGTCTTGGCTCCCCTTGCGCGTATGCTCGTTGTTGCTTAATCCCTTCAACTAATTGATACGCTTCGGCTAAATTTTTGCCTATTGCTTGTACTTTGGGATTTGGGTTAAGCAACATTTGTTGCGCCGCTTCCATAGGATCGTCTATACCCCCATGATTTTCGGCAACTTTTTGCATTATTCCGGTAACAAAGTCTTGCGCGCCTTGGACTTGTCTTAACTCCAATTCGGCTGCGCTTGATTTGGCTTTTATTTCTGCCAATCGATAAGGAGCCAATGCAGCGCCTTCGGTCATTTGTTGCTGCGCCAAACGATTTTGAGTAGCAGAATTTTCCAACTGCTGCATTTTTCCGTATTGAACAAACGGGTCAGGCAACGGCTGGAACTGGTAACCCTGCGCGATAAGTGCGTTTAGATCGGCCATAATTTATCCTATACAACTCTATTTCGACTAGCTAAATAATCGTTAAAATTCTTTTGATTTTGATACCCGCTTGCAAACGTATTAACACCACTTGCCAATGTGTTGTACATCCCCATCGTACCAGCGGCATTAGCATTACCCGCAGCCGTAATTGCATTGCCCGCTGCGGTGCCGTAATTGCCTAACGTGTTTGACGCGCCGGATGCGTAATTTGCCCCCGCTGCATTTAGTTCTCTGGTTGTAGTCTGCCCAACGCCAGCCATGCTGGCTAGACGGTTGTAGCCTGTATCGGCACGCGCTACATCAGCGCTATATCCCGTAAGCCCACGGCTAAACGCTGTATTTGACCTGTCTACTTGCGTGCCGTAACCAGTAAGGGCGCGCTGGTACGCATTTTGGTATTCTTGCGAAGCTAAGTCCCCGCTATAACGAGACGCAGCTTTTAACGCAGTGCCAGAAATTAAACCTCCACGGGCGGCTGCGGATCGCTCAAGCGCTCTGGTCCCTTCTGACAACCGAAAAGCATACCCTGGGTCAGCTTGAAAATCATTTTTTCCAAAGCTAAACGCGTCTGGTTGGGCGTAACGTGGATCGTTGACGTTAAATGCGGCGGGCGGGGTAAATTCACCAGCTTGCATTCTTGCCAAAGCATTGGTGCCGGCGGTAAGAAAAGGTTGCTGGCGTTCGACGCCTTCTTCGTATTGCCGTTTTTGCAACGCAAGTTGCCGGTCAGCAACATCACTTTGAATTGCTCCAGCTTCTCTAGCCGCACCGGCTTGTGTTTCAGCGGCCTCTTTCTGTCCTTTAGCGGCTAAAAGACCACCTCCTACGGTGGCACCCGCCAAAAGCCAAGTGCCTGCGCTTATTCCAAAAGTCATGGTGTGATCCTTTCAAGTTGCGCCATACTGTCAATAAGCCCCATCTCACTGTAGCTGGGCGCAATCAGTTCAGCTTCTATCTCATCCAAATATTCTTCGCCATTATGCTTGGTCATGTGAACCGTCATCCAAATTGTGTCTTCTTCGGCTAAAACGGCGCGTTTTAAACCAACTTCAGATAAAAACCCGCATGGGGCTTCATACATCTTTTTACCAAATTCAGTAGCTACAGACACTTTACCTTTGATGATAAAGTTTAAATGCTGGTGTCGGTGAATCTTACCTACAATCAAAGTTCCTTGCGGGATAAACATTTGACGGCCATAAACGCTGCATCCGTAATCTTCACTTTTGGGCGAGAAATAATGCGTCAATGTGCAAGCAGGCAAACGATCTTCCATTTCGCCGTCTGCAATTAGTTTTTGCATTTGCTCTTGCAAATTTAAAATATCCTCGCGGAATTTAACTTTTTCTACTAGATCGTTCACGATACTTCCCTCCCGCTGACTCGGATGTTGACGGCGCTGGCCGCGCTGGCGATAGCTGAAACATAAGCGCCTGTAGGCAGAATCTGGCCTACCAATTCAGAAAAAGTGTATGTTTCTGAGGCCGCAAGGCTTTTGCTTTTAACAATCAAGTTGCTGTTATCGGGCGAGTACGTCTTGGTCACCAGGTTGACGCTAATCGTAGTCGTAGACGCACTGATGTTAGTGGCCGTAAACTTGTCAATGATGGTGACCGTAATATTGGACGGCACGGTGTACTGAGTCGTTTGAGTGCCCTCAACGAACTTGGCAGGAACAAGATTTCTTGCGGTTACTGTCATACAACTGTCCAAGTAGAACCAGTGGAGATCGTGACTGTAACCCCAGTATTGACAGACACCGGCCCCGCTGACAAGCCGTTATTACCCGTGGCAATTGTATAGCTAGTCGCCACGGCGTTGGCATTTATCTGGATTCCGTTGCTAGAAATCATGGCAGACGAAGTTAACTCACCCGTGCTGGGCTTGTATAACAATTTAGCGTTGCCGGTGTATATATTGACCAAGGCACCCGATGTAGCCGTAGAAAACAGCGGATACAGGTTTGTGGCCGTGGTTGTGTCATTGCTGATCGTTGCGCCGCCCAAGGCAGGGATGTCAGCCGTTGTCAAGGCACGAAAGGTGGGCGCTGCCGCAGCGCCGCTAGACGGGCCAGCAAAAACAGTATTTACAGCCTGAGTGGTCAACGCGCCGGTCAGCGTCCCGCTGCTAGTCACAGGGGAACCCGAAACGGTCATGATCGACGGCAGCGCCAGCCCCACCGAAGTAACGTAGGACAGGGCGGGAATGTCGGCGGTAGTCAACGCCCTAAAGGTGGGCGCAGCAGCCGCGCCGCTGGACGGCCCCGCAAAAAGAGTGTTGACCGATTGAGTAGTCAGCGTGCCGGTCAGCGTGCCAGTAGTTGTAACCGGTGAACCGGACACCGACATGATGGAAGGCAGCGCCAGCGCCACCGAAGTAACCGAGCCTACGCCCAAGCTGGAAAACGTGCTGTTTGTCCAATAGCCCAAAGAAGTGCTGTAAGCCAGTAAATCTTTGTTGGCTAGAGTTCCTAGCTGGACATTTGAGTCTGTGCCGCCAAGCGTAGAGCCACGATTAATTTCAACGTGAAAAGACCCAGAGCCGCCTGAACCGGCGTTAATGACAAGGCCAACTTGTATTTTAATGTTGGGCGCGACAGGTTCAACATTGGTGGGGTTGCCAGTTACTGGGTTGTACCAAATTGGATCATCGTCAGCCCAAGTTTCACCAAAAGCAGCGCCATTGGTGGTAATGCCGCGCACTGTTCCAAAAGTTGTAACTCGGCCAAAATTGTTATGCGCCAAGGATTCGGTAGCTACACCAACAATTGCGTTGTTGTCTGTAATGCCTGCAATCGTAGGTGCAAACGTAACGACGCCGCTAGCTCCAACCGTGCCGGTGTGGTAAACAATTTGAAGTGGGGAATCCGTAATGGCGGCAGAGGCTTTGCCATAGGTAAACAATTCTTCGCCAACTTGCTGGGTGATGTTTCCCCCGCCCATGCCCAGGTTCCACGCCCCTGTAACTTCGCTGTACCACATTTTGCCTGCGGCTAGCGTGGTGGCCGAGCCGCTGCCCATTTGCACCGACGTTGGGCTGCCCACAGCACCCGTTAGGCCGGACATACTGGTGATGTCAGCGTTGGCCGCTTTAAGGGCAAATGGAGCGCCTGCCGCCGTAGTGGAGCCGGTGCCGCCGTTTGCTACGTTAAGGGTGCCTGCCACCGTAATGACGCCGCTAGTGGTGACCGGCCCACCGCTGGTAGTCAAGCCAGTAGTGCCGCCCGAAACGTCTACTGAAGTGACCGTGCCAGAACCGCCCGTAGACGGTTGCGGTGGTGGCCCAATTTGCAGATCGTCCAGCGAAGTCTGATTGCCGCCAGCCCCAGCTAGGTTAAACAGGTTAAGAAAGAACCTGTACCACTCACGCGAAATCATGCCGGTGCGAGGGTCGATAACTCCAACCCGCGACGACGGAATATTCGTGATATTTGGCTGATCAGGCATTGGTGGGCGTCACATTAAGTTGTGCGCCCGTGATTGTTATCTTCACGGGGTCGGTGCCCGATATTTCGTAAACCCTGTCACGCAGCTTTAAGGTCATGCCTAAACGGCGGTAGATTACGCGGCGGTAATACTCACCCACCTTACCCATAGATATGGAGCGTTCATTTGACCAGGTGTGACCGCCATCGTCCGAAAAACGCAAAACCATCTGAGGATCGTCGCCTTGGCCGGTGTTAAGGCCCACGCCTGCTTCGCAACTGATCTGCAAAGTGTGTTGAGTCGTGCGTTTAAGATCATTTGACCCCGTAGGCAGCGCCCTCCAAGACCTTAACCACTTTTGGACATCGCCATTGTCGGCGTACTCTTCCATGTCAAAGGCGTAGATGTTGCCGTTCTCAAAATCCCCGACGATAATTTCATCGTTGTAAGACGCTTGGCAGTTGGAACGGTGACGGACAAAATTGCCGTTATCCCAACCAGCACGCTCGTGCCAGACTTGGGTTGCCACATCGTAGACCCAGGTGGTTTGGGCAGTTGGAAAGATCAACACATAAAAAGCATGGCCGTCTTGCTGGTAGGTGTAGCCTATAGCGTCCGAGATGCTGCCATACTGCTGAATCTGCCATTCAACGGCATGGGTAGACACCCGTGTTCCGGTGTAGCCATTGGACCGGTAAACGATACCGCGCCCACGGGCGTCAGAACCAAGCCAGAACAGCCCATTGTCAAGTTTGGCGACTGAGTAGGGGGCAGAGCATCCAATTTCGTTAAAAGCGCCTTGGATGCGTTGTAGCGGGAAGTCCGGTAAGCCAGCGTCGTACCAGACTTCAATAGAGTTGGTGCCAAAAAGCCATGCCTCGCGGTGGTCAACGATTAGGGACACCAGTTGGTCAGGGTCGCCCTCGGCGCTGGCGAAATCCAACGGGTCTACAGACAGGCCGTCCAGCAGTTGCGTCACCCAGACGCGAGAACTGTTTGGCTCGTTAAATACAAAGTACCCATCCAGATAACCCACCTTGACCGCGCCTGGGAAGTCAGGGTCGGTAATCTGGGCAAACACGTTGGTGGTGGAGTTGAAAATGTAACTGTCTGGGTTGCAGGCGATAAATAGCTGCGTGCCGTTGTCTGACATTGACACCGGCCCCGTTCCAGTGACCGTGCCAAGCAAGGTCAAACGCCAAGCGGTGGTGGTGGTGTACAGGCTTGCTTGGTACATACTGCTGCCGGACACCACATATAGATAGTCACCCAAAACCCACAGGCCGCGAATTGGGCCTTCTCCAATCTCCACCAACCGACGCAGGCCAGGGGCGCGGGATAGGAAACCCGCAGTCATGCCGCCTTCTGGCACCGCTTCGGGGTACATATTGATCATGCGGTTGTCCGCAGCATTGACGCTGCGAGCCACATAACTAGCACCAAGGATGGGCGAGTCCATGCTTAATAGTTTCCGGCGTAGATGTTAAATCTTTGTCTAGTGGCTACGATAGCGTAAGGCATTGACATCACATCATCAGGATTGTTGATGCGTTTTAAGTTGCGCTTGCTGGTCATAGCAATGCGAGAAACTTGGGGGCTGGGTTCAATACCAAACTCAGGCGCAAACTCGCAAGCCAAGTTGTAGGTAAACGCACGCAAATAACCTGGTGGGAACAGAATTTCTGTTACCAAGGTGGCCGGTTGAGTTAATTCTTCAACCGAAATAAAGTGCCATTCCAAGTCCCGTGTTGGCTTGGGGTAAATGTACATATCCACATCAGGATAAGTCATGTTGGTAAAAATGACTTGCGGGTAAGTGGACGTTACCGTCTTGACAGCAATTCCGTCGTATTGCTGCTGATTGATCATTTTTATGCCAAAACTGACGTTGGTACTTGCGTCGCGGTAGTAGGTTGCGTCGTCCAGCAAAATGGGACGGTTGCCTACAAAGTCGCCTGTTGGGCCAAGGGTGCGGTTGATAAAGCCAGCGGGCCAAGTAAACACTTGGTCTTGAGTGCTGAACACCGACAGCCGTTCGGTGTTCCAGCTATCAATCATCTGGTTGAGCGCCATCAAGGCGTCTTGCGACGTAGCGGCAGATGGTGTTTCGCCTTCAGCCAACACCCCAAGCAACCTTAATGCTCGATTGATCTGATCGCCAGCGGTGTATGTCGCCATGACTAGGCTCCTTCAGTTTCAGTTCTACGACGGCGCTTTACTTCCAGTGCGTTTACAGGAGCCGCCTCAGTGACTTGGGGCGTATCCAGAGTATATCGTGTCCAGCCGTTTTTCTCATCGTAATCGGCTTCAAGTTCCATAGTCGCCACTTTGCGGCCATGAACTGGGTGTGATAAATATATTTCCATATTGAAAAGGGGGCTTTTGGCCCCCTTCCCGTTCGGTTTAAGACGAAGCCATGATCCCTAGCGACTTCAAACCCGTAATAATGCCGTTGACATTAGTTTGTAGGGCAGAAATCTGCGCCGTGGTCAAAGCACCGACAGTAGCGGTGGTGAGCGTGCTGAAGTTCAGTGAGGTCAACGCTGCAAGTTGGTTAGTAGGAGTAGCGCCGAAAAATCCGGCAGTACCACCCGTTTTACCCATTACTGCACCATCAAGCTGCGGGTCTTCATAAGCGACACCAGTTGATTTGTTATTTGGCATATTGTTTCCTTAGTAAATGGGGCCGAAGCCCCATTCAAGTTTAAGCAATGCGATACACAGTGTAAGCAGCATCGCCGGTCTTGCGGAACAAGAATTGTCCCGCGCCACCAACACCCGCTGCACTGCCGGTAATAGCAACAACCAAGTTGCCCACCGCAGTAATGCCAGTGCCCACAGCCATAGTAATCAATCCGGTCGAAGTGCCCAGGTTAATAACTGTCAACTCAAACGTGCTGTTAACTTTTGCGTTGGTGAACACCGCGTCAATTGCCGTAGCAGTAGGCATGGTGTACGTTGCCGCCGTGGTAGACGGATTGCCTACCAAGATGCCGCCAGTAACTTGTGCAACGGTCAAAGTGGCCGTAGCAGTCGCCGTATTAGGCGCTGCTTGAACGCCCATGATGATTTCATTGGTGTTGCCATCAGTAAACTGATAGCCACCGCCAGAGTTAGGAATAGCCATGATAAATTTCCTTTAGAAAGAATTGATTAACCCCAGATGCGGCAGGCCATCTGTGGACGAATGGTGCTGAAACCATACAAAACGTCAATACGGCAAGGCATACGGTCATTGTTGATGTCGTACTGACGCACGATACGCAAGCTGATACCGTTATGCACTGCACGCGAAGCCATGTCAACGCCTTGGGGCAGCAACAAGTCAGCGGTAGCAAACGTGATGGCGTCCTTGTGGTAGACCAAGTTTTGTGCGTAAGCAGTAGAAGCGGTGCCCACGAAGGTCACAACAGCACTAGCTACTGGCAGGGCGGTCATGGTAGCCAGTGCGTGAGCAGCGGAATACATGGGAGCCACAGTCACAGTCCAATCGCCAGCCGAAGCAGTTGCGTCAGCCAAAGCCACAAACTGGAACAGCGAACCAGTGGTTTCACGGGTTTGCGGGTTCACAGCAGAGCAAGCTGCAACGGTAAACACGTCACCGGCCTTGATGGTTGTAGTTACCGAGCCTTGGGTCAAAACAAGGGTAGAAGAACCTTCAGAAGTTACAGTGGTTTTTACAGTGGTAGATGCAGCAGCATCACGCGAACCCGTAGTGTGTTGCTTGATGGATTGGCTCATGTTGACTTCTTCGTAGCCCAACACGCCAGTGCCCATCATGCCGTTCTTAAACTGCTTGCTGATGGTGTCGGTGGGGTTGAACAAGCCTTTCATGCCTTCGACCAGACCGGCGTTAGCAGCGGGGTTAACCGTTGCGTAACGTGGCGACATCGTAGCTGCGTTCTCGTTCAACTTCTGCTGGGCTTGCAACAGCACCAAAGAAGTTGAAGGGGTCGTGCCAGGAGTGCCGACAGTGTTACCGATAGTCTTGTACGCATTGGCAACATCAGCATCAATGCTGGAGGCCAACTGGCTAATACGAGGTTTCAACACACGCTCTGCAAAATCGTCCAATTGCATGGTCAATTCAGCGGAAGTGAAGTTCACGCCAATATGCTTTTGCGAGGCGACAGACAAAGTGGTGAACTGCTCGTTGTCATCCTGAACTTGCAGGGCGGCACCGTCAGTGACCAAAGCGCGGTCAGGAAGGCGAATACGCAGAGTAGAACCGATCTTGGCACCTTCAACAGCGAAGCTGTCGTCGTACTGACGGTTTACGTTACGGGTGATCACCAGGTTGTTCTCTAGAATCTCCAGAGCCTTCCGAGTGATCATGTCAATGGTTAGGATACTATTAGCCATGAAAAAAAGTCCTTAAAAAAGTTAGCGGTTTTGCGCTTCCCACTTCTTTCGTTGCCGCAGCCGTTCAGCTTCAATCCACTGCGAATCCGTCATAGTCTTGGTAGACCGAGGGTCCGTAGTGTCATAAGCCGGTGATCCAGTGGATCGGGCAGTGACAGGCGAAATCGGCGCTGGCGCTGATGTAGTACGTTTCATTGGGGGATCAGCTGCCAATTTGGCCTCAATCTTCCCAATTTCCTTTGCCTGTGCAAGTGGCGCTAATCGTGAAATACGTTCCGCGTCTTTGGGGTTGGTTCCGAGATAGTAAGCTAACTCAGGCCCAATGTCCGAAGACCGGATCGTTTCTGCCATCACTTCAGTAACCGGAAGTTTGGGGTTGTACGCTACTTGTTCAAAGTCATCGTACTTGCTCCGCGCTTCTTCTTCCTTGTCGTGATAACTCTCAAGAACTTGCGACTGTTGCCTCGCTGCGTCACGCTGGGCAATCAATTGTTCAGCCTTTTGATAGGCCAGCGCGTCGGCGTAAGCCTCGGCGCTTTCAAATTGATCGGCAGACTGAACCGGCGGTGCCCTCAAGGTTTGCGTTTCCGCAACCCTTTGCGCTTGTTCCCGTTCCCACTTTCGTTGCTCTCTTGCGAGGCGTTTTCCAATAGCTGCATCAAGTTCCTCTTGCGAGAATGTCTTGCTTGCTTCTGCTTCCGGCGCTATAACTTCGGTCTGAGGTGCAGCCGTTGCCACCTCTTCCGGCGCGGTTTCAACTACCGCTAGGTTTTCGTCAGACATTTTTTCGATTCCATAGAATCCCTGGTGAACGCACCAGTACGTTTTGCTTCAGCTATTCGAAAACAACTGTTGCGGTAACTGTACCCGAAATTACTACATAAATGCCGCTACCGCAATAAAGTCCGTCTAACGGAAATACATACGATGTCGCGGCGGCTGGCGTGAACACAGCCAACACCGTTTTGGTGGTGGTGGCCGCTGCCGAGTCATAAACAGTAATAGTAGGCGTAGCCGACGCGCCGCTTACAAAGATACCTTTGAGTTTGCCCGCTGCTGGCTTGATGTTGGCCGTAGCAGAGATTGCGGTGTAATTTGCCATGATGTGTCCTTATGCCAAAAAGCGGAGTTTATACAGAGTACGCAAATAAATCTCAACAATATTGTCGATCAGTTGCTGCAACGTTGAGTCAGATTCATCACAGATTTCGTAACGGCCTTTTTCAATTTCATCAAGCTGGCCCTGCAAAAACTCAATGATGTTTGTGGTCTTTTTGGCCGCTGGAATAGCAATCGGGCCAATTAAACCATGACGGCCTTGGTAGGCTTCGGCAAAATCGTCCGCTGCTCCAATAATGCGCTCGTAAAAGATATTAAGCGCAACGTGCTTGGAATAGCTGCGTGTGTTCAAGTGAACACTGTGCGCCACATTGCGGCCCAAGAACAGTAGCCCCATTAATTGTGCGGCGGTCATTGTGGCTGCTCCATTGGTGGCATAGGCTGTGGCATTTCAGGCATACCTTCCATGCCCACGTCCATCTGTTGTTCGGGCATCTCAGGAATGCCGCCAATCTGGCCGTTAGACTCCATTGCAGCGGCTACCACGCCCATAGCAATATCTTGAATTTGTTGCTCATTCATACCAGCTTGTGTGGCCGTAATGCGCTGAGTCTCGGCTTGGTACGCTTTAATCTCAGCCTCGTAATCCTTGCGGCGCTGCTCCTGCATTTCAATGGACTTGCCGACGTTTTGGATCATCTGGTGCATCTGCTCCATCTCTTGACCCATTGCTTGCATCTGTTGCTGTGCGGCTTGCAATTCTGGATTGTCTTCACCATCGCTCATCAGTTTAGGGTCGATGGTCTTGGCAAAACGCTTTGCCATCTCTTGGGCACCAGGCCAATCCATGTTTTTCACAAACAGATCACCGGCAACAGACCATAGCTGCGGGTTGCCCTGCAACAGTTGGCCCATCGCCTCCAGCGCTTCTTGGCGCTTGGTCGCGTAACCTGGGCCGGTGGTTGCCACCACGTCGTACTTGCCCACGCCGGGGTTGTAAATCTTGTCGATCACAATTCCATTCTGGTCCATGATCTTCTTGACCGGCTCTTGCTGCATTGGGTCAATCTTGACCATGCTGGTCTCGCCGTCCTCGCCAATAATGCGAGCAATACGCTGGGTGTCGTAGATTTTGGGGATTAGGTCAATCAATTGGCGGGTCAGATACCGCACGCCACGGGCCAAGTTGTCGCCAAAGTGGTAAGTCCCAACATCACCCTCACGCTGACGCGCAAGAATTGCTTTTCCTGAGCGTTCGTTGGATGTCATGCCCAAAGATGCGTTATATTGGCCGGTGGACGCTTTAATATCTTCAGACGCCCCTGCTTTAGCCTGTAGCAGCCCGCTGGAGGCCATTGGCGGCTGCGCCCGCTGTGGTAGTGGCAGCGTAGCGCCCGCGCCGTCTGTAACGTCAGGATTAACCTCTAAATACGGCCAGTTAGTCGTGTTAGCGGTCTTCCACTGGTTTTCGTAACCTTCAAACTGGCCGCCATAGCCAATAAACGGTGCTTTGGGTGCCAAAGCCAGCATCTCTGCCTCTTGGGACACCCAGTAGTTGTACATCCGCTGCGCGTCTTTAGCGTTTCTAACCAACCCAGACACATACAAACGGCCATCAACCTCAAATTCATTGCCAACAATGCGGACAATCGGGATATATTGCCCTGCCCAATCGCGTTCTTCCAAGATTTCGTAGCCGTTTATCTTGCAATACTTGATCTTGGCGCGGTCAGACTGCCTAGACTTCTTGGGTTTACCGTAAATAGCGCGTAATTGCTTGTCTTCGGGCGTTCCATCAAAAGCTGTGACGTTGCCAGGATACAAATTGAGCGTGTCGCTGTCGTAATCAACGTAGTAGTAGTCCGCAATGCGAATAGTGTCCTCATTGAGCCACTGCGACAAGTTTTGGTCGCCTACTCCAAGCGTTTGCAGCGTAGTAATAGGCGCAGAATTAGGGTACTTGCGCTCATACTCGGCTTTGGGGATGTCCTCGGTCACAAAGCACCACTTGGCGTCTTGGCCGCAGGGGTCTTGGATGGTTGGATCCATGTAAACCGAGAAACTATTACGAACTCGGCCTATTTTGATGTCCTGGTCAAAGGTATTGTCGTCGCAATACTCGGTCAGGAGCCGGAAGTAGCCTTCTCCGTAGGAGACTTGGTTTTCGCAGGCGGTGTCGTAAGCGACATCTGCGTCCGAGATATATTCAATATGTCTGACCATGCCGTTGAAGACTTCGGCAACGTCAATATCGGCCTTGTCGTCGGCTGGAATAACTTTGCCTGTTGGGCGGTTTTGTCGTTGGTCATTGGTTACTTGCCGGACGTGCTGCGGCAGTTTATTAATCGTTAAACAAGGGCGCGCGTTGATTGTCTGCCCTTGCACCGCGCCACGGGTCGCCAGCACATCAGCAGGCCATTGCCAGTGATTGTCGGGCGAGCCAGCATAAAACTTCAGATCGTCAATCTCATCCTCGCGGGATTCGGACAACGCCGCAATTGCCATGTCCAAGCGGCTGCGGGCAGTTGCCAGCACATCTGAATCGCTGCCACCAACATTGGCGACATTGCCTACCGCTACCATGCCGGTGTAATCAGCCATTATTTCTTACCTAAATTTATGTTGACATTGCGCCCTGCTCCTTGCGGGATAACGCGTTCAGCATAGTTGTGGATAACTCCAAATGGGCCAGTCATTGCAGCAGCATAACCTTGATTTTGGCTCATTGGGTTAAAATTATACTGATCTTGCACAATTAGGTTTCCATTTGCATCAGTTGTGTAATTAAACCTACCTAGCGTTGTTTGAAGATTTCCCCCCGCATCGCCAAGCGAAAACAGGCTTGGTGTGGTGGACATTGGGCGGGCAGCGCCTTCTTTCATTTTACTACGGGCCAAATTGCCGTAGTCAAAATACTGCACATTTCCCCGTTCTGCCGTGCTATCAATCAAATTACGAAGATACAACAACTCTTCTGGCGTAAAGTTTTTTTCCGTTATTTCGTCTTTGTTACCTTGTATTGTCTCTAAAAAAGTACGCCCCGCAGTTGGAAAAGAACTAGCAGGCAATTTTTTAAGAATCCAACTAATAAGTGGATCGGCCATAGACCCACCGTCAGCCAACGCATTTTTGCTTTTTGGCAATAATGCGTTTACAGGCACTATTTGCCTTTCTTAGCCGTCTTAGCCGAGTCTTTAAAGTCTTTGGCTGAAGGCGCTGCCTTGCTTCCAACTTTGTTCATCTTCTCGCCAGAGCCAGCTTTGATGCGCTCTTGCTTGGCGTGAATTGCGGCATAAAGCCCAGGTTTAGTTGCCATGATTAACACTTCCATCTTGCTAAAGCAGCAGCTTTGCGGGTGGGATTACCCTTTTCATCTTTCATTGGCCCAGGCACGCCAGACATACGGGCGCAGAACGAATCCTTGCGTGCGCCGCCTTGGGGTTGCGGAGCTTTTAAATTAGAGCCGGTTGCCGCGTTGTACTTCTCGCGCCCTTTGGCCGTCAAGCCAGCGCCTTGGGATGTAGGCAGTTTCTCGCCGCGTCCAACAGATAGAGATACTTTTTTCATGAACCCATCCATGAAGTGTGCATTGCGCCGTCTTGAGCGTTATAGCGGCGAGTTGGCTCAGTATACTCGCGGTGAGCCACAGGAAAAGCAAACGTCACGCATATTGCGTCCGCTGCGTCTGGCGATGCAAGTCCCCGCGCTTTCATTTCTTTCTTGCTCTCCAAGAAGATTGTTCCACGTGAATCAGGCTTCATCTTAGGCGAAATTAAATCCGTCTTCAAGAACCTGTCGGTCGGGATACTAGCAGATTTCAGCCATTCCCTCATCTCGCCCCACATCTGGGCGCGCATATTTCCGTACATTATCGGGTTTTTAGCCTTATTTCCAAAGTTTACACCCTTGATCTTGTACCGCTGCTCCTTGAGCCGGTCCACAATCCCAGCCCCCAGCCCACCCTCGTCGATCACCACCAGCGCCGGTTTGTACTCCTCAATGGCGTCGATCACATACCCCACCACCGTCATCGTGTCATCCCCACGGTGGCGCGTGATGTTAACAATATCCCTGCCTTGGCGCACCGCGATGACCGTGGCGTCCGCGCCGTAGCGCGCCGGATCGACTCCAATGATGATGGGCGCGGACAAGTCCTTGTACTTCTCCCGCCCCATTGCCTCATCCACGATGTCAGACCCAATGAACTGATCGTCGCCCGCGCTGGGGAACATACCGTAGACCTCGACGTGCGATTGGCTGGAGTCTGGCCCGTACTCTTGGATGATCCGCTCATAGACCTGTTTGTCCGTACCCTCTACCGTGCGCGCGTCCACCACCTTGGTTTTCCAAAACGCCCGCTTGGAGTTGAACGCTTCGTAGAAGTACCCCGTGTTGCGCCGTGGGTTGGAGAACGCTAGCCAGAACCTGTTGGGTGTGTTCTCCGTGAAAAAGCCCGCAGTCACCGCCCAGATCGCGTCGTCGATACCTGACGCCTCATCGAACACTACCAGCACCCCGTCGTAGTTATGCACACCCGCGTAGGCGTCGGGATTCTCCGCTGACCACAGCCGCCCTTCGACGCCCCAGTACCTGGTGCCCTTCTTCAAGTCCCGCTCGACCAGTTCAGTCAGCCACTTGGCGGGCATCAGCCGCGTGGCGCTGACCTCAAACCAGTGCGAGTTGATCGCCATTGCCAGCCACTTGGTAATCTCGGCCCAGGTGATTGATCTGAGCTGGCTCTCCGAGTTGGCCGAGATGATGGTCGTCGAGCCTATGCGCGTTGCCAGCATCCAGATTGTGATCCAACTGACCAAGGCCGACTTGCCAATACCGCGTCCAGACGAGATGGCGCTTTGCAATACTGCGTAATCTAGCTGGCCTTTGTTTGCTTCGATGTGCTCGGCGATGTCTTGCAGCACCTCGCGCTGCCACTTGCGTGGTCCCTTGAAGTTCTCCAGCGGCGTGCCCTTGACGCCCCACGGAAATACAAGCGCTACAAAGTTCAGCGGGTTGTCCTTGATACGCGGCGTCCACAGACGCGCCATCAGGGCTTGTTCGTCTTCAGCGCTGTATTTGGTGGACTGCATATTTATGGCCGATGTGGGTGATACAGAATTTCAGCTTGTTGTCGTGCTGCAACCGCGTCGTCTAGGTTTTGAAACAAGCCAAGATTCGTGGATTTCCCGTTTACTTCAATGTGCGCTTGCCAGCGTTTATCGCGTTTGTGCCATGTTACACCCAAATACCCCGACGCGCTTTTGGTTTTGCGCGCGCGGTTTTGATGATTTTGAGCGCATGAAACATCGCGCAAATTAATTATTCTATTGTCAGATTTAATGTGATTGATATGATCTATTTGCCCAGTAGGCCAAACACCATGCACATATAGCCACACCAACCTGTGCACAAGGTGCAGTTTGTTGTCTATGCTGCGCTGTAAATACCCCCCAGTGCATAAAGAGCCTACAAGATTTCCAGCGGGTTGATTTTTAATCTTTACTTTGCGTGTTAATTGCCCCGTGATTGGGCTGTAATCGAACAGAAAGTGCAGGCGCGCTTGCGTTAGAATTTGTGTAGTCATTGCCGTCCTTATTACGGTTATTGATTAGAAATCCTGCATCGTTTGCGCGATGTGGGGTTTCGTCTATTGTAACCTCAATGACGCGCATCTCTGCTTCTTGCAGCGCCTGCGTGATGGATATGCGCTGGTCGATGTCCACCGTGATGGACTGCTTGGCAACCCAACCGTGTTGGTGCTTCAAGATTTCAAGCGCCGCCTTGGCGTCGCCTTCTCTGGCTGCTTTGTGCAGGATGTCGGCCATCTCGCGTTCGCCGTCAGCCTTGCCTTTGCGCGCGGCCATCTCGGCCAGCGCGTCAAATTGGCACAAGTGCTGGTACTCCTCTGGCCGCAGCCCTGACGCCAGAGCCAACGTGTCGCCCTTGAGTCCTAGCTTGGCAGCGTCGTATATCGCCTGCAAGCGCGATTC